GCTCGATATTCGCCTTCATAACTCTTGACCCACTCTGTTCCGGTCCACTTGTATTGTAAGCCTGTATTAGTATTAGTCATATAGTGTACACCCGAATCGGTGCTACTGTCAAATGCTACTTGCCAATCAGTGCCATTATACTCAACAATGTCGTTGGCACCTGCTACTAAACTACCCCAAGCATCAGGACCATCTGTGTTACTTGCATCGCCAATAGCATTGAGGATGAGATAACGCTGTCCTTGTGCTGCGGTTGCAAGTCCTGCGCCTGGTGCACTGCGTAGAGGATTAATAATCTTTGTTACAGCAGGCAAATCGTTTGTTGGAACAGTATCACTTTCTACAGTCCACAGTAGTTTGTGCGGATCACTAGGATGAAAAGCAACTGTGCCTACTATTTCTGCAGTACCTTGTTCTAAACGTAGTTGACTAATACCACTTTGTAATTCGCCATACTGATTAATAAGTGCGGCCCAACTAACATCATCTGTGCCTACTTTTGTTGGCGGATCGTTCAGTGGAGTATAATCTACTTTGTTTGTGCTTGTTTCATTGCGATCCAGTATCTGTACAGTGTTACCTAGTACAATAATACCAAAGTTCATTGGTGTAAATTTCTGTCTTTCACCTAGCAGTATTTGTCCATCAATAACGCCCTCTGCAATACCACCTTGATCATCATATATACTAGCAACAATCTTGTTAATAACACCAAGTTTCTTAACTTTAGCAGGTGCAGTTAACCAAATTGGAACTGTAAATGAAAGCGTAGCAATGTCAATCTGCTCATCAACGCCCACTGGCACACTTCTGCTGCTCCATTGTGTTTGTGCTAGTTCAATGTAACTTAAACTTGTCCAATCCAAATAGTTGTCTGTACTTTGTATCTCAAGTGCTGGATTAAACAGTACAAGCAGTTGCTCAAGCAACTGTAGTTTTTGGTTTGTATTACTAGTCCACACATCTACATTTAACTGCAGTGTATAAGGAACAGGCATAACACGTTCTACTGTAAAAGCATTACCTTGCTGTGTTGTATACTCATTTGTATTAGGATCAAATTTGCGCATACGGATATGCTTTTTGTCAATAAACGTAGGATCTTGTCTGCGTTCTGCATTGTATTCTAATCCTGTTACATAGCAACTAATCATAGGTGTTGGAATAATCTTATTCTCACTGTTCTCACGAACAATGCTGCTTACCATACGAGTAGCATCGCCATATTTAACAGGCACAGTAACCAGTGTGGTATTGCCATCTCTGTCCTTGCCATACTCTACTTGAAAGTTACTAAATGCGCGAATAAACTGCAGTAGAAAACGTCTAATTTGTTGGTCGTAAAAGAATTGCATCGGCATTAATCTTCTCTAGGTTTCAGTGCATCACTAAGGCTTTGTCTACTTGTTGCAGTAGTGTTATCGTCTGCAGTAAACGTGCCGGTGTTGTTGATAAATCCATCCATCTGTGTTGAACCAGTGCCAGGTGTAAGTTTGCTGCGCACATCATCTTCTACTTTAATCCAACGTGATCCACTGTATCTAAACAGTCTATTTGGTAAGAAGTCTAATCGTAGTACAAAGTCACCTTCTTGTGCATCACCAGGGAAACTAGTGCCCATACTGATTGGTTCGCCATTAGGAGCAAGTCCGTCACCTATTAAGTATCCGCTGTACGCATTAGTGTTAGTAGGTGTAATGCGTCTAGCATCTGCACTTGCATCTGTACTGTCTGCATTTTGTGCTGTATCATCAGCATTTACGCCCTTGGACTCTAGTGGTCTACCAGTAACTGGATCAGTAGGAACAATATAGTATTGACTTGTATCATAACCACTTTCAGGTACTTCCTTTTCTGCTTCTTCTACAACCTTGTTTGTGATTTCAAGTTCTTTGTTGTATGTAGATAGCAAGTCGCGAAGTGTGTTGTCTGTTGTATTGCCGTCTTTATCCTCTTGTAGTACATTGAGAATATCTGTGTATTCCTGACTGTCCACTAGTGGTGTACACTTAACACGCCACAAATGGCTCCACCAAGTTGGACTAAATCCCTCACTTGGACGCGAACCTTCTTGTATAACATAGTAGCGTTTGAGGCTAAGTTCTACACTTTCATCCAGTGCGCTATAATCTGTAAGGTGCGGTAGTTCAATAACATCACCTGCCATAAGTTTGCGACCAAGATTGTTTAGCATGTCATTCTCGTGGAATGTAATAAACAGTGTATCGTTTGCTAAAAACAAGCCAAACTGCGATAAGTCAAAGTCTGTATCGCTTACACTGTATATACCACGTAAGCCATATATGTCTTGATCATATATTCTGTCTCTGTTTTCTAAAAATAAGAAGTCTTGTATGCCTAATGGATCAGGTGTTTGATCACCGCCAGTCTGGTTTGCAACGCCCAAATACTTGTGTACATTGATACCTGTACCGCCGATTGTAAACATCTCTTTTATACGACGATCAAAAAAGCGATAATCGTTGGTGTGAGCACCGTCTTTCCATAGTGAAATTCTTGGCATATTGTTTCCTTATTGCGTAGTATTTATCGCCTTAAAAAAGTTGACACATTCTCTAACTGTGCTATTATGAATAGTAAACAGAGGAGAGAAGTATGTACGCAATTGTAAACTTTACAACAAAGCAGTCAGATTTTTATAACACATTTGAGGATGCAAGCAATGCTTGTGCAGTTTATAATGTGCAACCGGGTCATGTTGTTGCAATAGTAGATTTGCAAGAAAACGCAATCGAACAACTGTAAAAAAGGTTGACACATTCTCAAAAGGTGCTATATTAATATAGTAAGTTGATGTTGAGGAGAGATACATTATGGTTAGTAACGCAAAATTTAAAGATTTCATTGTAGCACTTAGCGCGGAAGATCAGCAAACAGTTGTTGATAGGCAGTTGCGTTTGCTTCCTCGGTTTATTATGGAAGAAGTTGCTACTACTAATAACCCAAAAGTAGTTCGCAGGTTAGAGAGCCGCTTAAAGCAGGTTCGCTTGATGTTGTCCTCTATCGTTGCTAACGGAAAGGTTGTGTAATGAATGAAGTTTTAAATGATATCGAAAACCTTGAGGTTATTGCACATGGTATTCGCAAAGGTGTAAGTAAGAATCTTACACTTGATTTGATTGAAAAGATGATTGAGTTGAAGCAACTTGAGGTAAGTATTTTCGAACAAGAAATGGAGATTGAATATGGCATTAACTGCTCTTAAAGGTAAACCTATCAAGCGTAAAAAAGCACCTGCTGCAAGACGGAAACTATCCGGCGCGGCAGCGGCACCTATGGATGATTACAACAAGTGTAGAGACTTCTTTCACTTTGAAGTAGACAACAAAGACTGTGCTGCGATTGTTAAGGCATATGTAAAGCGTGTGTTTGACAAAGAAAAAGCACGCCTTATTCTCAAAAACAAAGAATATACTCTCTACAAGAGTCATGTTGCAACATTTTGTCATTGGCAAAACGCAGGACAAACTGCACCTGAGGCTACTATACAATATATGACAGGCTACTTTGAGAATCTCGAAGAGCAAGGCAAAACTATTGTAGAAGAAATTAAAGCAGTAGAAGCAGAAAAGCCTAAGAATGTTTATGTGCCTAGCATCCAAGAGCGTATCAAAGAAGCAAGTGGTAACATTATTGCAGAGATTGAAGAAGCAGTTGATGACTACATCAACGATCCAGACAAGTTCAAAGGTTTGGATGCTGTTAAACTATTCCGTAAACTAAATGTCAATCAAGCACACGCAAGACATATTCGTGCGTTCTATGAAGGTCCGCTTGCAGAATATATTATGCTACAGCAACCTGCTCGTGAACAAGACGAAGATTTGCGTGAAGGCTATGCACACTTGGATAAAGCAGCCATCAAACGTGGTGTTGCACTGTTCCAAGGCATTGTTGGTGCTTGTGATTTAATTACAGCAGAAAGCAAAGCAACTCGCAAGACAAGAACACCAAAGCCTAAGAGTGCTGACAAGTTGGTTGCAAAAATGAAGTATTGTAAAACCGACGAAAAGTATAAAGTAGCCAGCATTAATCCTGTGGATATTATTGGTGCTACGGAAGTTTGGGTGTTTAACGTCAAGACACGCAAACTAGGCAAGTATGTTGCAGAGGATGCACAACAGTTTCAAGTTAAAGGTACTACACTGCAGTTCTTTAATGCTAATGCAAGTGTAGCAAAAACACTGCGTAAGCCAGAACAGCAACTAGCAGACTTTAACAAGAGTGGCAAAGTGCAACTGCGTAAGTTCTTAGAAGCTATCAAAGGCGTTGAAACAAAGATGAATGGACGCTTTAATGCTGACACTGTGATCCTTAAAGCAGTAAAGTAATAAATAGTGTATAGAAGGAATACACTATGGCAACACTAGCATCACTAAGAGCAGACACAGTAGACTACATTCGCTATCGCCTAGGCGATGGCATGGTGGATGTTGAACTTGATCCGGAACACTATGACAATAGCATTGACAAAGCATTAAAGCGTTTTCGTCAGCGTAGCCAAAACGCATATGAGAGTTCATATGTATTTCTAAGTGTTGTCACAGAGCAGCAAGAGTACACACTGCCAGACGAGATCGAAGAAGTGCGTCAAGCATTTAGACGCAGTGTTGGCAGTGGTAGTAGTGATACTGGCACACAGTTTGAACCGTTTGAAGCAGCATTTCAGAATACTTATTTGTTGCAAAGTGGTCGTATTGGCGGTATGGCAACATATGAAATGTACTACCAGTATCAGGAATTAAGTGCTAGACTATTTGGCGGCTTTGTTAACTTTGAATTTAACCCTGTTACTAAAAAGATTACATTGCTCAGAAAGTTTAGTGCAAGCGGTGAGCAGATTGTA